AGTGCATGAAAATATAACAGGTTTAGCCAAAGACGAAATTACATATCCTGCTATTTTTATAAGAAATGATGGAAGCCATAATGACCCTCTCTCATTTGGGGGGGTAGACCAAACCACCATTGATATTAGGGCGATTGTTTTTGCTGAGTCCCAATTTCAGCTTGACGCTACCTGTTCCCTGTTGCGTGACACTAGGTACGAAACGGTTCCTCTTATGTCTGAGTCAGATATGCCATTCAATGGCTTCGGCGACTTCAGAAATGGTAAAAAATACGACTATAGAAATTTCGCCACGGGACAAAGTCACCCCGGATCAGGGCAATTTTACGTCGAAGACGTGATAGTAAGACGCTTTCCAAGGCGAATGATGGAAAGATCTGCAATAGTAGATTTAAATCCTGATATTTATTTCGCAGTAGCTGATTTTGAATTAACGCAGATAAGGAGACCAAGGGCATAGCAGTATTATCATTTGACAATTATATGTGTAATTCACACCAAAAAATCATTTATTTAAATTTCTCTTTTGAAAATAAATAATGTAATAAAGGATAGTAGTTTAAAAATCGCCTAATAGGAATTTATCATGCCGAGAAATAGAGTAATTTATCAAAGTGAAGCCCTTTATGTGGGCCCTACCCCATCGACTGGAGCCCAACTGGAGCACTCCATTAAACAATTACATAGGGTTCAATCCTGTAATTATTCGTTTAATATTGATAGGACTGATGTAAATCAGTTCGGAGAACTAGCTGCTATCGACAGAATTGCCCTTGATACGCCGACTGTGGCTTTGGACTTTTCTTATTTATTGGCTAACTTCCAAAACGAGACTAATCTGGGACTTGTCACGGACGGATCTGACACCTCGATTAAGAATCTTATCAACAAATCCGAAGACGATAAAAACTACTATATTCGTACTGCTGCGGAGGGTGTTGACGCCATTGGCGATTTGACGAAGGGGGCAAATTCTTCAACGATTGGTATCGGTAACGGATTCATAACGTCTTACTCTTCTGAGGCGTCAGTGGGAGCTTTCCCAACCGCTACAGTAAATGTCGAAGGTCTCAATATGATCTTTGTCAATACTACTTCCGGAGATAACCCTGCGGTTGATCCTGCCAATGGCAGCAGAATTACGGATAATTCCTACGACTTTATCCTCCCAGACGCTTCTGGTAACGCTGGTACAGGCGATCTCGCCTTTAGTACCTTGCGTCCGGGTGATATTACATTCCACTTCAAACAGAGAGACGCAGAGTCGATTGACCTTGGAACCGGAGTAGACGGTTCAGAAGCTGCGACTGCCTATGCGGCTCCGGGTGCTTATTTGGGAGATGGAACAAGCGAGGGTCACGGTAAGATTCAGAGCTACAACTTCTCTGTTGATCTACCCCGTGAAGCGATCATGAAATTAGGCTCAAGATTCGCATTCTCTCGTGAAATCACCTTCCCGATTACTGCGACATTGGGTATTGAAGCCCTTGTTTCCGACCTTCTTGAAGGGTCCTTATCGGATCTTATAAATTGTGATGACTCTTACGACATCACAGTTAATCTGTTGAGACCTACTAGTTGTTCAGGCTCTGGTTACAACGACATCTTCGCTCAATACAAGATGAAGAATGCCAAAGTGAACTCTCAAGCCTTTAGTTCCGATATCGGAAGTAATAAAACTGTAAGTCTTGAGTTCTCGACTCAGATTGGTGGACCTAACCAAGACAGCCAAGGATTGTTCTTGAGTGGTATCTCTAGCTCGAATTTGGCTCCGATGACGCAGGACTCAGCAGCTAGAAACTAAGGAGTTAATTAAAATATACCCCTCAGCTTCGGCTGGGGGGTTTTTTTATTTAAATCTTTTTTTCGATAAAAAGAACATAGGGGTGTATAATAATGTTAGGTAAAAGGTATTTCTAAGGATATGGAAGAAGGTAGAGACAATGCTCAAGAGTTCGTTCGTTTCCAAGTTCATAGGAAAATTACCAACCTTTATAAACAATTTTTGTTTATTTTAGAGGACACAAAAACGAATAATGATGAAATTAGCGAGGAAGCATTTCAGAAAGCTAGAAAGCGAGTTCTTGATCATGGCAACGACTCAATTAGAGAAATAGATGAGATGCTAGAAAAGTTTCATTTTCGATTAAAATAATTTTTCTATGAAAAGACTATATACATTTGATCTAGATGAGGAAGTCGAGTCACGGGTTCAAGAGACTAGTAAAAACGAAAACGGGGAAGACGTCACTACCACTAAAGTAGTAAAAGAAACAAAGCTCCGAACCCTTTTTATAAGGAAGCCGTACAGAAAGCTATATGATGATGCTGAGTTATTTTATGGCGTTATGATCTCTCAGGGCATCCAAGCTGGCTTGATTACTCGTCCATTATTGGCGAAAAGATACGAAAACGATGGGGGCGTATTAAACGAAAAAGAAAAAGGAGAATATGCAAAGCTGTATATGCAGTTATTTGAATATCAAAATGAGTTCTCCAGAATTCAACTAGCGAAAGACGAAGCAAAGACCCCGGAGGAAAAAGAGAATTTAGAGTCAGAACAGGAAAAAAATATTATTGAATTAGTGAGGATAAGAGAAAAGCTTCAAGACTACGAAGCTGCTCAACAAACAATTTTTGAACAGACAGCAGAAAACAGAGCAAGGGATAAGACTATTCTGTGGTGGACCCTGATGTTGTCTTACATAGAAGACGAAGACGGAAGTGAACGTCCATTTTTTGGGGCAGGGGAATTCGATGAGCGTTTGGAAGAATATGACAGAATGGAGACGTTGGAAGATCCTTTCTTATCAGAAGTCACTAGAAAATTTGCTTATTATGTAAGCTTTTGGTACATGGGCAAAGTAACAGATGAAAGTGAATTCAAAGAGTTAGAAGCCTTCGATACTAGAACAGAAGAGGAAAAAGAAAAAGAGGCGAATTTAATTAAAGAGGTTATAGAAAGAGACGCAAAGATAGCATTAGATGCCCAAGATGAGATATCAGATCTGGTCTTAAAAACGAGAGAGGAGCAAGAGAAGCTGGAAGAAGAGGATGCAAAAATAGAAGCCGAGGTTAAAAAAATCGACGAAGAAGGAGAAAGAATAAGGGCTGAAGCCATGGAAGGGCAGGAAGAATCTCCTCCTGAGGGTAATCAGGAGAGTACTGAAGCGAACGATTCTGAATCGAAAGAGGCAGGATAATTGGCGAAACTACTAATAAAATGCCCCGCTTCGGTGGGGCTTTTTTTTTAAAACATGGAAACAAAAGAAGACAAGCAAACAGCGGAAGAACTCAGAAATCTGTTCGGAGAAATGATCAGACAAAGATCTCCGACGTTTAGTAGTACCTATAAAAATATATATATTAAGCACTTTAACAATTTTGATACGGCGGATGTAGATCAATCTGGTCAGGCTCATTACAAATACGCAAAGGAGAAGGGCTTACCCACGGAAAAGGAGCGATTGGATTGTCTCGATAAAGAGGAATCGTGGACAAAATTAGAAGAAGAAAATTTAACAACGTTAAGAAAAAGATTGTCTAATTTGATGGAGGCGAAAGAGAAGCTTTTTATAAAATCAGAAACAGAGCCAATAGAAAAAGAAATAGCTGATCTCTCCTTAGAGGTGGGGGCGAAATTAAATAAGAGATCGGCTTCCATCGGTTTATGTTGCGAAACATTTACTGAAAAAAAGATGCATGAAGAATTCGTTCTGTATGCTGTTTACAAAGATGAAGATTTAAAAGAAAGACTTTTCTCTAAAGAGGAATTTGATGAGTTAGAGCCTGACGATCTTAGTGAGTTGGTTGATCTTTATAAAAAATACCAATTGAGATTCGATGATATTTCCTTAAAAAGAGTTTCAATGAGTAATTTCTTTCTTAATTTTTATTACTTGTGTGATGATAACCCAACTACTTTTTGGGGGAAACCAGTGGTCGAATTGACTTACTATCAAGCTACTTTGTTTTCTCATGCTAGATTTTTCAAAAACACCCTTTCTCAGTCAAAACACAAGCCTCCTACAGAAATGTTTAAAGATCCGGATTCTTTAATTGAATGGATGAATTCCGCCAATCAAGCCGAAGAAATGATGGAGAAATTAGACGAAAGGGGCAAAGATAAAGAGGGGAAAGAGAAGGTCGCTGGGGCCACCTCGTTAGTTGGGGCAACCAAGGAAGATTTGGAATATCTGGGTATAGATACCGAAACCCAAGGGGTAAGCCTTGCTGAACAAGCCAAGAAAAAGGGCGGAACTTTAGATATGAGTGACATGCTCAAAATTCATGGAGTTTCTTAATATTTTAGGTGTAATTACTCCTGAAGGTGCAAGGTATTAGGAGAAATTTAGAACTATGATGGGCGGCAGTTCAGGCGGCGCTATGAGGATGACAGTCGACGTTTACGGAAACGTCAGACCTCTTGAAAGGAGTATCAAACAAGCTGCTGCCAGCTTCAATCAATTAGGCAGTAGATCGATGCGCCCACTTGGGCAAGGGCTTTCAGCCGCTACGGTTAAAGCTGATGAATTCACGAAATCTCTTGATGCCTCCAATGCTCGTGTTATGGCCTTCGGTGCTTCTGCTGGTGTTATTTATGGCGTAGTAAGAGCAATGAAGGAACTTGTTAATGCCACTGTTGATGTAGAGAAAAACATGGCAGAAATGAACGTTTTATTAAGGCAGACTGGTTCGAATTTAAAACGAACACAAAATGAATTATTCGATATAGCAAGAGCTACAGGTCAGAGTTTTGCGGAAGTATCTGAAGCGGCCAAGGAGTTTGCGAGACAAGGTTTAGGAACCGAAGAGATGATAAAACGAGTCAATGCCGCCATGGCTCTTACGAGGTTGTCTGGTCAAAGTACCGCAGATTCAATTAAGACGGTAACTGCTGCGCTTAATACTTTTACCAAGGAAGCGTTAACAGCCAGCGAAGTAGTAAATAAAATGGCTAATGTTGACGCAGCATTTGCGGTGAGTATGGAGGATCTTTCCTCTGCTATTAGTCGTGGTGGTGCAGTCGCAGCTTCTGCGGGGGTAAAATTTGATCAATTCATGGGTATGGTTGCTGCTGCACAGCAGACAACTGCTCGTGGCGGTAAGGTGATTGGTAATGCATTCAAGACTATTTTTATAAGATTGCAGCGGCCAACAGTACTCAGATATATGGAGGAACTTGGGCTTCAAACTAAAGCGGTTGCTGGTCAGGCTGGATACGCAGAAGGAGAATTACTTTCCTTAAAAGACCGTTTAAAGATTTTAGCTAAGGCCTATGATGGAGCATCAAATAGTGCAGTCAAACTAAACGAGGCACAAAAAAGTAAAATTGCAACTATGTCTGCTGGCTTACACCAAGTTAACGTCTTCATAGCGATGCTGTCTGATTTAGCCAAACAAGAGAGCCTTACAGAAAGAGCGATTCAAATTTCGTCTAAATCAAGAAACGAGGCTTTTGAAAGATTAACTGCGCTTCAAAAGACTCTGTCTCACTTAATGCAGGAGACGAAAGCCTCTTTGGTAGAGATGGGAGAGGCACTCGGATCGTTAGGAGTGAGTAATTTACTGAAGGATGTATTCACGACTATAAAAGGCATGGCAGAAGGGCTTAAGGGATTCACAGAGGAGGGTTCCAAATGGGGTACTGCGCTAAGAAGTATTTTTAAAGGAATAGGGGAATTCCTTAGTGGCCCCGGATTCACCGCAGCTCTATTGGTGCTTGGTAAAATGATGCATACGTTTGCCCAGCAGGGCATTCAAGCGTTGGGATCAATAGCGGGTATCAACAATGCGACCCAAAGACGAGCCGTTTTAGAAAAGCAAGTCTCTAACATTTTATCTCAAGAAGTTGGCCTTTTAGCTCAAGTCCAGAGAGGGGAGATTACTAGAGCGCAAGCAGCAGCACAAGTTTTAGCAACCCTGCAAGCTCAGACAGCGCAGATGCAATTGCAGTCCTCCTTAGGTGCAACCACAATGGGTATGGCGGCTCGTGGCTTACAAGGCAGTAGGGGGTATAGAACAGGTAAAGTCCCCAATTTTGCCGCTACTGGATCAGGGGGAGTGCCTAATTTTGCGATGTCCGCATCAATTGGGGATGTGCTATCGGCAGCTAGAGCTGAAAAGGCTGCTGGTTATTCGCCAATGGTGGGATATACCTCTAAAACCGGATTAATGGTTTACGGTCGAGAACAGGGCTCAGCGCAAGCTGCAATAGGGGAGCACCTGAGCAGTGGGCAGACTCTAGGTCAAGCCAAGGCGGCATCGTTTAGGTCTCAAAGGGGAATGGGCCGTAAAACGGTTCCTCATTTCGCTATGGATCTCTTTTCTTCGCCATTCATGCAAATGGCTGGTCTAGCCGCTTTATCCGGTGGGTTAAATAAATTAGGGGATCAGGTTGATGATACAGCGGCTGCCTTTAAAGATAATTCTCAAAACGTCGCACGCAGTAATTCCGTAATGGAAAGAGATTGGAACATAAGGAAGAAAGTTGGCGAAGCGAATATAAGAAGTTTTGCAGGACTGACAGGGGGAACCGCCTTGCCCGGAGGAGCCATATTACCGGGAGGAGGGAAGACCCAATCCGCCACTGGACAACTTCATTCTCAAACTGCGGTATATAAGGGGCAAATTAATGCTGCTCAATCACAAATTACTGCCCTACAAAAAGATACAGCGGTAAAGCAAGAGATAATTACCAGTCAGACGCAAAACATCGCCGCAGGACAAGCTGCTTTAGATAGAGGCAAAGGTCAGTTTACTATGGAATCTTTGAAAGCTGGCGGGGGCGGTGCTTGGGCAAGTCGTGAAACATTTAATCTGAATACTTCGAAGGGTAGAGAAGGACTTTCCAAAGCCATCAGGGACCAGAGTTCTGCGTTGCGGGGGAACGAAAAGAGTTTAAAAAGTCTAGGAGGCAAAATATCCACTCAGAATGCAGTTATTAGTGCGGCTCAAGCTGGAATCGGCGCACAAACGGCGGTGAATCAGCAGAAATTTTTGCAAGCGTCGGGGATGGGTAGTGGAACAATGAACTACAAGACGGGAAAATTCGAAGTATTCGATACTATTTCTGAAAAACAAACCAGACAAGCCCAAAAAACCCTTGCCGATCCCAAGTCGACCATACAACAAAAGGCGGGGGCGCAAGGGGTTATAAGGGAATTACAAAGGCAAACCAACATAGCCCAAACGTCTATGCGTGTGGACGATATGAATGCCAAAGTAAACCAAAAGAACGCTCATATCGCTGCTAGACAATCGTTGAAGGAATACAATGAGCAGAAAAAAGCGACTAGTCTTTTTGGTCATCGAGAAAGAACACTATCCTACGTTACGGACCCTGTAACAGGGGAACAGAGAGCGAGATATGGAAAAGGACAATATCGTGGTCCTTCTGCACAAGCGTGGAAAGATTTTGGAGGAAGACATGCGGGCACGGCGATGTTCGCAGCTCCAATAATAGGATCTATGGCGAAAGGAGCAATCGGTGATGAAACAAGGGGACAGAGAATAGCCGGAGCCGCAGCGGGAGGTCTTGGGAATACGCTCGGATACGCAGGAATGGGTTTCATGATGGGCGGTCCGTGGGGTGCTGCGGCTGGTGCTGCAATCGGCGGGTTACAAATGATTGGCGATATAGCGGAGGCAGCATCTGATAATACCTATGGACTTGCCGAAGCCTCCGAACGTGCCCAACAGTCAGTTGAGGAGTTGACCGGAGCAATCCAGAGAGAGACTCAGTCTAGAGCAGCTTATGAGAAGGCGTTAGGTGATAAAAATATGACGCCAAAGGAAATAGGGAAAAGGCGGGAGAGGTTCATCGCTGACATGTCCAGTAGAATGGCGCAAATAAAAGATCCGGGGGTGAGAAAGGAATTGAGAGGAGCCCAAGGGGATATGCCTGAAACAATGAGGATACTTGACGATTACACAGAAGACATGAAAAACATAGCTGTTAGTAAAAATCTTGCGGAAAATTTATTGACGAAAAGGAAGGATCAGGACAAATGGTATAAAGTTAGTCAAGACTCAATATACGGAGGAGAAAGAGGAGCAGGGAGATTAACTGCTGATGCGAAGGCGGTATTCGATACGATGGACTTGGATAAGCTCAAAAAAAATATGGGTGGGGCAATGTATTCGGAGTTCCTAAAGGGAAATACGGGAAATTTCTGGGAAATGCCGACCTTTGGCGGTCCCGGTATGGGAGGTGGCTTAGGCCAAGGCAACGCCTCATTCGTACAGATGTTAGGCATGCCCGGTGGAGTGGACAAAGATGTACTTGAGTTTTTCAAGGGCTTAAACTCCAAAGATTTGGCTGGATACGTGGTTGCTTTCAGGGAATTAATGCGGAATCAAGAGCATGGTGAAAAGATTGCTAAGATATATGCTGATCATATAAAAGCTGTTTCGACTGAGACAGACAAAATGACTAGGCGGCTTTTTCGTTTAGGAGAGGGCTTAGAGAAGACCCAACAAAATTTATTATCTCTTCAAGATAGATTAGGGCGGGTTTTTGGCGGTAGACAAGATATCCTTACTGGTAGAAAATCAGACGCAAGAAGCCTAAAACTAAAAGAACTTGAGCTTGCCCAAAACCTGACCAGTCCGTTCTTGAATCAACGTCAAGGGGCTCTTCAAAAACACGATTTCGGACGAGCTTCTGCTCAAGCTCAATACAGTCAAGGAATGTCCGAGCTATTGAATAGATACGGCCAAGGAGGATTAGGGGGTATGACCGGAAAGGCTAAGGAACTATCTTCGGAACTTAGGAGCTATTTTAAGAATCAGGCCAGTAATGACGCTGCTTTATCAGAGGAGAATAAAGAGGCAGCCAAGAGGACACGAGAGTCACAGATCGCCATGACTCAGCTTCAAGCTCATTTGGCAGATTTCTTGGAAAAAGGAGGCTCTCCATTATGGATGGAGAACGAACTCAAGCATCTAATAGAAAATGACCCACAATATGCATCGTTGGGGCCTCATCTTCAGAATATACAAGATATATTAAGTAAACAAAGAGATACTTTTAACGTTGAATTAATTAAGCTCAATGATTCATTAGATAAAGCAAATTCCATTGCTGATTTGGAATTACAGTATCAATTGGAATCGATTAGGATACAAAAACAAATCCAACAACAAGGAGGATTGAGGGAATTTCAGCAGGACATTTATTCGGGTGCTAATCGGATTTCCAATATGATAAGCGGTCCGCAAGGCCTAGCAACCTATGAGGGGCAGGATAGGGGAATGATGAGAGGGGCACAAATGACGAATATGTTGGACATGTACAAGAATTACTTTGGACAAGAAGGTATACCTCCAGAAATTTTGGAGCAAGTAGCTTCCCAGAGGGCCAGACAAATGGCTGCTACAGCAAGCGAGTACAACATGGGGGCGGGAGCAGCAGGATTACCCTTGCTTCCTGCTAATTTAACGACTGCTGAAGGTAACCTTGATGCTGCCCAGACACAGGTTCAGGCGGCGTTAAGCGAAAGTGTCCCAGAAAAATTACAGCATGTTGTAGACAGGATAACAGAGTTGAAGTCTTCCATCGAAGCTGAAGCGGCTACGGAGGAGATGAGGATGAAGTCAGCGCATAGAGACGCAATTAAAGAAGTCCTTCATAACGGTAGTTCCTCTATTTTTAACGAAACACTAGTCGCTGTTAAGAACCTTCATAGACAACAGATTAAGATGGATAGTGAAAAGAACATACTAGATAAAAAGAAAGGAGAGATTTCGTTCAATACTAGGAAAAAAGAGTTAGAATTGTCAACGACCAAAATAGCGGGGGATATGCAAGCCTCAATTAGGGCACTGTCGGACCAAGGAACACAAACATCAGGTGGCGGGTACGGCGGACGGATGGGTATACGTGCTGGGGGTCGTAACGTTGGTGGAGCAATGTCCATGTGGGGCCAGCTCAATCAAAGCTTAACAAACATCTCAAACCCAAGCGCAATGGGCCATGCTGTGGATACTCGTAGGACAATTATCGAAGCCCTAGAACAATCTGCTACTATAGATAAAAAGAGTAAAAAAGAAGGATTGGGAGAAAGACAATATGCAAAGATGTTGATTGATGATCGAATAAAAGCTCTTCAGGCAGAACTCGATGCTAAGCCTACTGATACCCCCGACACGAGCTACCAGAAGGGGGCAAGTTGGCCAAGCTATCACGGGAGAGAGGCATCGAGTTCCAAGAAAGACAGGATAGAAAGGGAGATGGCTGAGTTGGAGAATTTATCGAGCATCATGGTAGATTCTTTTGCTGAAGTCTCTGGCCTTGAGGGCATTGGGAGAGAAATGGAAGAAATAACCGAAACATGGAAAAAATTATCTGCTGATTTAGATGAAAAAGGAAAAGGTTTTACAGAGGCAATTGACTCTTTGGCGACTGAGATCAAGATTGTTAAAGCTGAAATATCAGGAGGCAAAGGCGCTCAATCCGAGGCGATATTAGATGAAGGAATGAGGCAATATGATCAGTGGAAAAAAGCTCGTGCAGCGGCGGAAGCAAAAGCAATGGCAGCAGCGGCCAGTGTAGGTGGAAAGGGACCGGGTCTCACCCCTGAAACGAGAGGACCACAAGTACAATTCGATCTTGTAAGACTTCTTAAGAATGCGGGTCTCAGTGAGTCTGACATAGGCAAATCCGGGCTAAACAGTGAGCAATTTCGAGCACAAACATCCGGTGCTCAAAGAGAAATGCTTAGGTATGGTATCGACGCTACCACTGCTCAGGCTAAATTAGCTAGGGAAATACAGGAAGAACTGAAGGGAGCAGCAGAGTGGGGTTATGACATCGAAGAATCCTTAGAGTTCGCCGCAGCAGCCGTAGCAAGAGTTTTAAATAGGGAAAGATTTAAGGCTGGTAAAATGTCCGGGGGTGCATATGGAGCATCGGTAGAAGCGGACATGCAAGACAAAGTCAACAAAGGCACTTTCGATCCGAGTAAAGACTTTGGTGAGCTATTTACTAGTCAATTCGCTCGAAACTTCAGGGATAATATGCAGGAGATGAAGGATCTAGTGCTTGACCTTACATCTACCATGAAGAGTGAAATGGGTAGTGCTTTCGAGTCATGGATGTCCGGATCTATGAAGGCAAGGGATGCCCTTAAAGGCATGTTCACTTCCATCATGCAGACAATGCTCGATGCATCTGTAAAGAGCGGGATGGATAGCCTTTTTGCCATGACCATGGGCCCCTCAAAAGACAAAGGGGGAATTAGGCTTTGGAACAAGGGAGGGCTTGTTCCTAAGTACCAAAGGGGAGGCCGTGTAAGAGGGGGATCTGGGGTTAAGGATGACGTACTTGCTCAAATGCAAGGCGGTGAATATGTAATGCGTAAATCTGCCGCCCAGAGATTAGGATATGATAATTTAGACAAAATGAATCAAGGAGGAATGATTCGTGGTTTTGCAGGAGGTGGTGTAGCTAGTTTCACAGGAGAGCATAGGGTAGCTTGGAATGATCCTAAGAAACCAACAATGATGAAGTTAATAAATGACCCAAGGATGTCTGCAATAGCGAAAGATAAAGATTCTAGTAATCCTCAAATTCAAAAATATTACGAACGTGAGGCGGCTTTCTATGATTATAAACATTACCTGTACGAGAGAGCTGAAGAACATAGATTAGCGATGGAGCAATTCAAAAGGCAGAAGAAGAATAGAGTAATTGGCGCAGCTATAAGTGGTCTTTTGTCGGTAGGAGGTGCGATGGCTAGCCAAGCGGCACAAGCGGCGGCGGGAGGGCCGTCATCTGTTGCGGGGCCAGACGGAACAACTCAATACTTACAAACAGATGGATCTTATGGCCCTAGTGCCCCTGTAGGGTGGGGTAGCGGAGGACAATCTTTAACTGGGGCGGAAGCTATGCAAGCAGGACTGGGGGGTCTTGGAGGTCAAGCTGGCGGACTGGCCTCATTGGGTGACCCTGCTCAAAAACTCGGTCAGCCTCAGGGGCTTTTAGGTAAGATGTTTGGAACTGTTACAGGTAGAGCTTTAACAGGTGCTGCTGCGGGGTGGGCAGTCGGACAGCTTGGCGGTGGTGATCGAGAGGAAAGACATACAGCACGGGGAAACATGGCAATAGGCGGAGGACTCACTGGTCTTATGTCAGGCTTGTCTGACATAACGATACCGAACATGATCCGGAAAAGGAAACAGAAGGAGATGCAAGAAAAGCTCCGGAAGATGCAGGAAAAAAGAAACACTCGGTTGCACCACCAATTAAATCGTCCAACCGTGAGTGGCGGTTCGAAACTTTCGAAAGCAAGTCAGGGAGCCATGAAGCTTCCGAGGTCAGGATTCGGCCAAGCTGGTAAACTGGACTTGGGCGGAAAAGGAAAAAATAGAAGAGGAGGTCAAAATCTTTTATACAAACCTAATTGGTGGGAGGATTTGGGATTAGCAAATGGCGGATCTATTGGGGGCACTGCCGCAGATGTTCACCCAGCGATGTTAATGGGCGGAGAATATGTTTTAAACAGAGATGCCGTGGAAAATTTAAGCAGACAAGGCTACGGTGTTAATTTCTTGAATCAGTTGAATCAAGGCGGCATGAGTCCAGCCTTTGGTCAGGCTGGTGGTTTAGTTGGAGAAGACCTCGGCAAGGGAAGCTCTTCTCCAGCAATGGGTGGGATTGATCTGGATAAGTTGATTAGTGTTACTGAAGACGTGAAAAAGGCAGTGGAGTATGGAAACGAATTGAGGGAAGGTTCTCCTAATAATACTTCCAGCCGAAAAGAACAAACTCCACAAAACACCGGGTCTGGGGGGACTACTAATAATATTAGTATTTCAGTTAACGTAGCTTCAAATGGCGACTCAAAGACTCGAACTGATTTTTCATCCTCTTCTACAGGAAGTCCAAGTCGAGGAGAAGAAGGCTTATTCGACAATATGTCACAGGAAGACGGCAAAAAATTTGGTCAAATAATAGAAAGTTCAGTACTTGATATTATCAATAGAGAACAAAGACCATTTGGCCTATTATCTAAAGAAAAGTACGAATGATTTCTTATTCAGCCTTTCCTTCTAATAACTTTATTCTTTTTTCGAGATAGCCCACTTTAGCGTCGAGGAATGATATCGCTTCGTTGAAAGCCATTTCTTTATTGCCTCCCCCTTCGCTCATCAAAGGAAGTTTAAGGTTCGGAGTGAAATCTCTTGTTATATGACAAATTTCGTCGAATTTAGTTTCGCCAGCATAACTTGAAGATAAAAATAGTTCCCATTTCCGGATAGATACCTTGCCTTTGGCAACGCCTTTCGGTAACGGGTAGAGAAGCGTTGCGTAGGAATGGTCATCTTGTCTTTCGACTGATTTAATAGTCTTTTCTATCGTGGCTCTTTGTGACTTCTCTTGATATTCAGCTTTTATTTTTAAGTTGACTCCTTTTGCATCTGAAACAGTAAGAATTTCGGAGTCTGGTTGGGTTAAATATTTGCCTTTATTGACGACTTCTAATTTTTCCACCCCTCCTTCTTCGTTAATTTTGGTAACCACAAGGTGACATGGATCTGTTAAATTATCATTAACATTCACAGATAGTTCTCCGGGGAGAAACACATTATCCTTTAAGCAAAAACCAGACCCTTTATTTATTATGTCGATAAGTAATTTAAGTTCATATTCTTTATAGGTTATTTTAACCACGTCAGAACGAGTTAAATTACCTCCTACATTTTCTTCGAGTCTAATACGAACGAGATCGTCACAGGTAAAATCTTTTATATAAAAAAATTCATTTGAGCTGGCTACAACGTAATGACCATGATCGTTTTCGAATTTTAAGTAACTTCCCGGCCTAACTGTTACCCAATCATTTTCAGATTCTCCAATTGCTCTATTGGTTCCCTTTATTATCGACGCTACGTAATCAAGTTGTTTTGACATAATTTTATGTTATTTAGTGTTCTTGTTTTATTTTTCTTGTTCCACAGGCGGATGTTCAAAATAGAAGCTTATTTTGCTAGTTACTTTTGCTCTAATTCCGTTTTCTGACTCAGGTTCTGTTACCGTTATCTTTGGAGGGATTGAATAACCGTGTCCGGGGTCTACAATTATTATATCTACTAATTCTCCATTATCAATTCTTGTTTGAACTATTGGCTTTGAGCCTCCCCCGTCCTCCTCTAAAGGGCTTGAAAAAAGGAGATTTGGTTCTTCAATATATCCAGAGCCTTTGTCGGTAATCTCCATGATTAAGACGTTTCCATATGGATTAAATTGGAAAGCTTTTTCCAAATCCATTTTCCAGAACCCCCATTTTTCAATAAAAAAAGGCAGATCTCTGTAGAAGTTTTTTTCTCTAATTAGAGTCTCTTTTTCTTCGAACCCTTGCTCTTCAAGACACCTTAAGAATCTATAATCCAAGTCTTTGAAGATGTCGTCTCTATATGCCATAAAAGACCCTATATATTCCTGTTTCCTTTGTTTGTGGGTTTTTTTGGGGGGCGTCTCGATATTGGGTTTATTAAGATCCCCTTTCCCTTCGCTTAAAAAAGTACCTTTTAAAGGGTCGGGGTCGTGTTCTCTAATCGTTTCTTCATCTAAAACTTTCCACTGGGTTATTAAATTTGGATCTTCGTCTATTTCTGTTAGGATTTTGGATATGTTTTTTTGAACGTAATCTTTATCTTGCCCTTCTTTTAAATTTATCAATAAGCTAGACCCGTTATTAAAGTTAACTGCTAAAGTTTGTATGCTCATTCTTGTTCTCCTGACATTACCCCTATGAAAATTTGTTGCCCTTTGTCTATTCTTTCTCCATTTAAACAATAGAAAGCTTGTCTAGCGTAACTATAATAATCCCAAAGAGAAACTTGTATCTTAATGGCGAAACCATCTCTAGCTTGAGCCACTCCCACTCCGGGGTCCGCTTGTATGGAGCAAACCCATCCCTCGCCCGGTGTTTGACCCCTGCCTTCTAGCCATCTACTTGTATAGAGCTGATCATGCCGTTCCTTTAACACATGGTCTAGTTTTGAAAGATATTTTTGATACTCAGGATCGGTGGTAAGATCGAAATATTTTACACCTACAGTAGCAAAGGGATTATTATTATTTGTACTGCCAGTCCACATTATCGGAGGGATAGTTTGGACGTAATATCTATTAGTAGGCATCATCCCTTCTGTAAATTTGAAGTACAATACCCAAGCAGATTCTATGCATTTGTTCCAATAAGCTTCGTGTCCCCAATATTCACGACGTCCCCCTTTCCTCCACCATGGTACATCAGGAGTAATAGAACCTCGTCCGTTTTTAACTCGCTGCTGATTAAAAATCGTATAGTTGTCCTTGCATCTTTCCTGCCAACCCTCTCTGTTACCAAAAATCCTTGGGTGGGTAGAGGATCTATAAGCCGACGTTTGCCTGTGGCTAACAAGGAACGAAGTGAAATGTGGTGGATTGTGGTTTGAATAATTCGCCCCCATCCAAGGAGTTTCGTAATGTGGCAGCGCACAAGTAATACCATATCCAAAAAACTCTCTATGAACAGGGCCTTTTGTTTCCCATTGGCTGCTTTTTGGGTCGTCCCATGTGGTATGTTGTTTCGTTTTTACTAGCTCTAATCCATTTTGAGCCCTGACATTGGTAATCGTTCCTCCCCATCCCGACCATTCGCCAGCTATGAATGCCGTATATCCCCCGCCTCCTAACATATCAATGATAGCACTTCGCATTTCTATTACTTGTGTGTTTGATATTTGATCGAAGAGAAGATCTAATACGTATGATTCTCCTTTTTCGGCTCTTATTCTTTCGTCATAGGCATCGGCGTAAGCTACCGCTATATGCGCTTCTGAACCAATAAAGCCAGCGATAATTGAAATTTTATTTGGAGCTTGAGAACTATTAAGAAAAATTACTGTTTCAATACCATTAGCCTCTCTCCATGTTTCACTTTTGATGTTTGCATTTAGGTTATCGTTTTGGTCTCTGGTCTCGAATGGCTCTTTACTGATTAATAGTAATCCACCTTTTACAGTTAAATCTTGCGTCGCCTTTTCTGGCGAATGGTCGGTGTATGCGATGTACACGTTTCCAGATGCGTCCATGTATTGATCAGAACAAAAACCTGATCCCCCTTGTCCTTTTGCTGTTTGACAAGCCTCTAAATCCTCAGGCGGCGTCATCTCAGTTCGCCCGATCCTAGGGTTGTTCAATTCTAAAATATCATACCCATAAGGGTTCGACACAGAGGATGCAGACATGGTTCCTGCTGAGCTGTCTCCGTTTGAATCAATTGCTTCTACTACAATATCGTAGTCTCTTAAATAAACACGGCTTCCAGTAAGCGCCTTTATGTTTTTATTAATATCAAATTCAAAATTGAACTCCCCCTGACTCAATTGGCTCAAACTACCAAGATACTCGCCCGTGCCGCTTGTCGGATCAGTACTAGAACTATCGTAACCTTGATATGTTAATATGATGTTTTGGCTGGGAACGTTAGAGTTAGAAACTTCACGAATTGTAACTTTATAATCGTACCTGATTTTAATATCTGATTTTCCTGCCACTCTTATACCCCAAGAAACAGAAGGTTCCGAAAGGTCGTGAGTTTTTTCCCCTCTGACTCCGGGGTCGGTCTCGCCGTCGGTAATGGTAGTTGTTCCGACGGCCAAGGTTAGAGAATGGATATGTGTATCGTAAATTGGCTTAATCGCATCAATAACAATTGAATTATAAGCGTAAGAATCAGAAGCTAGCCCGATTCTATTAAAAGAATAAACTCTAAAATGGTAAGTACCGTCTGAAGAGGGAATGTATCCTTCTCCAGACAAATCCATCGGCCCACTATGGATGTGGATTAAATATTTAGAATCCGGTGGAGAATTTAAAGCTGCTTCTTCCGAGGTCCTATCAGAGTCTGTTTCTTTAAAGTCCGCCCCATTCCAAGCTCCTTTTTTAATGTAAACATAATAACCTTCAACATTCGTTGTGCTCCCCGGCCCAATGACCCACGTTAGTTCCTTTGTGTTTTGCGTAATCGTCCTTGCGGTTGGCGATACGCTATTTGGGGCATATACCGTTGGGCTTGGTTCAGCTTGCTCAAAATCGATAGTCCCATCGAGTCTTTGAAATTTTTCATCGTTGTACTCTATACAAGTGACGTTGTATTCATTTTCTTTTTCTGAGACAGTCATTACTTTCCATTCAGTAGAGACATTAAACTTTTCAGAAAAAGCAGTTTTAGTAGATCCGGTTGGCTCAATACTCCAAACAAGTCTATTATTTAATTGATAACCAGATTCAAGAAATCCATTTGGTAAAGCGATCTCAGTTTTACCATTAGCGTTTACAGAAACGTGACTTCCATTAAAATCAATTGACTGTAATTGCGACCTCCTAATTTCTTCACTAAGGGCAGATGCTGTTATATTAGTGATAGAAGGATCGTATTGATAAGAAGGGATGAGCAATGTGAATCTGTAGGTGTCAGTAGATGATGTTAACAGATCTATTTTCGAGTCTAGCGTAACTGTGCATGAGCCTCCTGCCGGAGGAACACTTCCTGATTCAGAGGTGTCACTAAAAGACATATCTCCAGAAGGGGAAACGTTATTAATCAAAGATAGTCTTCCTCCGTACCTTTTCGTGTTGCGAAACTGGTCACTAACAGAAATTATGTCTCCGGGCTTAAGAATGTTAGCTTCCATTCCAGTGATGAAGGATAAAGATTCTTGATCCATTTGCTCAGTGAGGAGCATCCATTGTCCGTATCTTATCGCTTGGCCTCTACTAGTTATTCCTACTCCGGCGATTTCAATTTCCCTAATTCCATACTTCCTTATTCCCTCTATGTCTTCTACGTATTCTACTTCGCTATCAAAATCGTTGACCTTGTCTCTATACCTGATTATTGCTACCGTCCTTCTTGCTTTCGTGGCGGAAGACTGGTAAACAAAATCTCCATTCTTAACATTCGAATTGTTAAATTGATAGACTGGTTTCTTTTGTCTGTCTTGGCTTAAGAATATGTTTCCTCCTTGAAAATAGGTAATTGCCCTAAATACGCTCGCTAAATCTTGGATGACTTTATGTGCGGCATCTCTGTTTTTAATTACTATATTACATGTAAATCTAGGCTCAAGCCCTCCGTATCCATCATCAACAAGTTGATCGCAATATTTTGCTATTTCGTAGAGGGTCCACTTATCGAGGTAATCAGGATGCACATATTGCCCTAGTCCATATCTTCTGTTTGTTACAAGATCGTAGAAGATCCAAGCAGGGTTATCGGTCCAAAATTTATTTTCGTTCCATTCTCCATTCCAATAAGTATGACCACCATTCAAATAGGTTTTTGTAATCGGGTCATAGTCAACTGGTATTTTTACTCTTAATCCCCTAACGTCATATGTTCTTTTGGGGATTCTATCCCCAAAATATTCAGCAAGGAACCTGTGTTCTACCACTGCTGTATTAGGGTAAGTAAATTTATTCCCATAAATTTCATAGAATGAATCAACATATGTCTGATTCATTACTGTTGTAGTTATTGAGTCTTCCGTGTCTCTATAAATCCTTATTTCATACCCTAAGAACCCATCTGTGTTCGAAAAATCTTGACCGAATCTTACAGTGGTTTGGTGTACATAGGGGTGATTGAGGTAGCCTTTTATTGTTTTTTCCGCTCCTGTGGTGAATAGTGAAGCACCACGACGGGCATCTTCTGCTTTTGTAAATATAGGGCGGTATTGTATAGTGTAATCTACAGTCGTATCGGATTTGTCCCCGTATTCTGTTGAGCTTTGTTTTTCTACGGCTAATAAACTAACTACTTTTATTGATACAGCGACTCCTTTGCAGTCCTTATTCTTTATCCTATATGTTTTAGCGAAACCCTCCCCGCCTCCCCTTAGTCTTTCGCCGACTGACCTGTGTATGGTCAATGGTGTATCTATTACGCCCTCAACAGTTCCGTCTGGAGATCCTTTAGATTGCTGTATGCCAATTTGTTGAAAATTAAATTGATCGTGTTTATTAATAACTGGAAGGTCATTATAATAAACAGAAGGGAGCCATTTGTATGTTCTACTACTGGTTTCGCTAGGCGTTATTGTTGAGTTAGATTCGAAATCCACCGAGTCCCACCCTATTTGACCTCTTGATTCTTCCACGGTTCCTGTAAATTTTCCTACGAACTCCCCTTCTACCAAACCGTTAATTTCTCCTTCGGAGATAACGTCGGTAATCTTAACTAAAGTGGATGATATAGCTCTATCCAGAGCATTGCCGTCACCGTCAAGTTGACCTATTACTCCTTCGTCTGGTTCTTCAGGGATACGATTCCATACGAGAGCTGATGAAATTCCATAGCTTTTTCTGAGCCTCGTGTTGATTCCGTGCTGGCTAAATATTTTAATCATTTTTCAGTATCAACCTATCCATCCCCCATTATCTGGATCAGCTACCTGTGGTTCTCTAGTCACTGTTTCGTAGCTGCCTACTGCGATTCCTCCGGCTATTATGGCTATACCCATCACGAACATACCATCACCATCGGTTGCTGTGTGGTGGCCTGCTAATAAATCTGCCATCGTCAATGGTTCTCCTCCTGACTCTGCATCTATGTTAAAAGTATCATAATCTGCCTGAATAACATGGCTACCAACGAGTAGACGTCCGTAAATAATAGGGCAGGGGCTTCCTTCTTTATTTGTATTTTCGTAATCAGAGAACAGATAAGACGTAGCCCCTCTTGTCTGAATATTTCTCTGTTCAGCTATTTCAGGTGGCTTTGCCAAGAGATTTATAACTCCTGAGGCCAATAACCCTATTCCTGCCATTAACAACGCAGCTCCTATTGCTCCCCCTATCATAGCGCCTGCTGCTGCTGTGATGATACCAGCCGTTATCGCAGCAACCCCCATAGAACCTTCTAATACGGGTACTATATCAATTGTTTTCAAGTTGCCTCTTTCGATTACTAATTCTGATTCTTTAATTTTTTTTATTAATTTTTCTGAAGTTTCTATGGTCTTTTCGATTGGGTTTATTAATTCTTCAGAAAGGCGGACTTCTTTTTCATTTATTAAGATCTCGTATTTTTGGTTGAGAGAATTTTCGGCAAGGTAATCAAAGAGTTTCCGTCCAGACATTATTTCGATAGCGTGAACGGCTTCGCTGACGCTTTTCACGCTCAGGTCCCAACGACTACCAACTTTTTCCCCTAATTCTCCATGTAGTTTTATTTCTACCATGATATTTCATTTTATTTTTCTAAAAACACACACTGTATCTTTTAGGAAAGCTTTTCCATAATTTCTTATTTGGGATTTAGCATCTCTTGGCTGATAAAGAACTTTGCCGTTACCTAAATATATCAAAACATGGGCTACGAAGTCATGTTCCTTGGAGTACAAAACAATTCCATCGTTTCTTTCTAAATCTTCTACGGAATTGACCTCAATTTTTTCAAACCCGATTGATTTGGCGAATGCGAGTGCTTCCGAGGTAACAGCTTCGCCCTTCCGAACTGGTTTAAAATTTTCATGGATAGTTTTCCAATTAAATTTTTTAGGAATATCGTACCCCACTTCTTTTTTATAAAATTCCCTAAAGATGGTTATGCAATTATTACCATCTTTTTTAAAACTTCTGCCTGTATATTCTTCTTGTGGGGTTTCGGGGGAATATTCCAAAAATTTGTCTTTCCCAACGCAATATAATAGATAGTTAATATTGTGATTTTTACTGTTCGTTTTATCAATTGGTGAAAAATTTTCTGAGTCGTCGGGGTGAGAGTGATACACAGCCAAGATTTTGCCTATTTCTGAAGACTTTAAATAATCACGAGGAGAAAGGGAAAATCCCATACTTTTTGAGGTCGATTGGTTCTTATATTGGTGGACTTCAACAAGACTGGTGCTCTTGTTTTTGACTATTAAGCCGCAACATTCATTTGGCATCTCTATTAAAGAATGCTCTTTGATCTTACTTTTTATTTCTTTTGTAAGAGTCATTAGGTTAACCTACCTAATCCGGGGAACCCACCAAAAGGTAAGGCTCCACCTTTGTTATGATTACAAATTTCTGTTTCCCATCTCAATTTACATCCTCTAACGGTTTTAGAGCATTGGTCAGGAATCCAATAGTTTGTATTTGTTACGTCTATTCCCTCTGGGCCAGTAACTGATCTGACAAAATAGTAGCGAATTCCACCTTTTTCTATGTATACAAATTCCTTTGCTCGATAGGGTTTGTTTATGCTAAATTCTCCTGCGTTACTAAGGCTGCCCTGAAGGAGATCGACAAATTTTTCATCTAAAACATTAGCTTTTGGCGGGGCAGATCCGGGTAGAGACGCTCCTTTATGTGCTTCTTCTTCGGAAGGTGGGTAAGAATGTTTGATTTTAGGTGCTCCACTGCTGTATTCATAGCAACATCCTTCTCCCCTATATTCAAAAGAACATCTTCGGCTCCACATTCTCCTTTTAGGCAAAAAAAGATTTTCAAAATCAAGTACAGTGCTTAATTCCCATTGCATTTCTCCTTTGCTCTCTCGTGCTAACCTACTTATGTAATAAACATCCCTTGGGAATTCAGCGTACTCGTTCGATTCAAACCCATGTGGCTGTGTGTCGTCTGTAAAATTAGAACTGTCTAGAAATTTAGCCAGAGTACGTATCCTAGTAACTGTTGCTCCACTTGGGTCTCCTAGTTTTTTTATTTGAGCCCTAAAAGCGGAGAAAGCAGGAAGAGAATCATCAGTAGAAGTAATTCCCAATTTGGGTTTCGGAAGAGCCCCTTTTGAGGACACTTCGAAGCCTTCAGCGTGACACGGACAAGCGAGATAACAATGCCCTTGCCACTGAATAGTACTACTAAAAAGATTGACTGAATTATGAATTCTAAAAATACGAAGTCCTTCAGGGGTATTTGGGCTAATGAGGTTTTTGGCGAATAAAATATCCGTAAAATCGAACTCGAACATTGTGATTACCGCAGTCGGATCTAGCGACATCATCTCCTCATTCCTTTTGGGGATAGCTTCTTGAGTTAGAGAAGTGCTGGCTTTAGAAAGGCCTTTTAGGGGAGGAGTGCTCATATTTCTATGTTGGTACTTCTTCGAAAGTAGCTGTTATATCGTAATTATCAAAAAAGTTATAATTGCTAGCCCAAGCCTTACAAACAAAAAGCTTTTGTTTCGAATAGGGATCAGGAGGCGTAAAAAGAAATTGATCCGTACCCTGTCTAGCTTCAAGAAAATGGAGAATCGCCCTTGTTTGATTTGTACCCCTAAGCCCAAAGCTTAAGGATAAATTGAGTAGGATATTATTGATTCCGTCCTGTGTTCTTTGTTCGTATCCATCCCCAAAAACTATAGATCTCATCCTTGGCGTTTGATTAGCGTTAACAGGGTAGGATGGCGTCCAGATAAAATGAGGGTAATATTCGCTATTGTTATCAGTGGTAAAACCAGCCCAATTTGTTGAATCGTTAAACGGAGCAGTGCTAGATGTATGATCTCTTTTTGAGTAGTAATACATGAATTCCGTAGCAGAAGGCTTCGCTACAGCGGACAAATTTGGGTAAATAGTAGAGTCTGAACCCGCTACTACCTTAGTAACGTCATCCTGTTTGTAGCTTACTGGGCTGAAAGGCCACTCGGTTATATCGTAAACGTTAGCCATAATCCTTTTACCTCTTTATTTTACACGAAATTTGTACATTTTTATAAAAAAAATTGGTGTAATTTGTAATGGAAAAAGGCGTTATGTTTGACTTTAACAAATCTCCACGGCTACATCGGGGTAATCAGCATTTTTTTATAAATGAAGAGGAGGTTAGTGGGGTCCAGCAAGTTTCTGCTAATTTTTCTCTACCTATAGCCCAGTTGGAATACATGGGAATGAGATCTTCGCCTATAGAGTATGCTCCCGACGGAGGATTCAAGGGCGAAGTTAGCTTGGGTGCGAACCTCATTTCTAAAGACTTTTTTATAGACTTAACTGGTTATTCTGGGTTCAACGGTTATATTTTAAAAAACAAGTCAAATTCTACTGAAAATTTTAGTTTTACTTCTGGGTATTTAACCTCTTATTCCCATAAAGCCAGCATAGGCAAAGTTCCCACGGTTGATGCGACAGTATCGGTATTAGGTAAAATGGGGCGAATTCCGACTGGGGAATCGCCTAAAGTCACAACAGATTTAGAAAATATACAAAATTATTATCCAAAATACGGTTCAAATATAATTGCCCCCGGATCTATAGAGATAGAAGGAGAAGGTTTCGAAGATTTTAAAAGTAATCGAATTAACCAATATTCCATAGAAATTAGCACAGAAAGAAATCCAATATACGTACTAGGACACCGTTACCCTACTCAGGTGGAATTGAATTATCCTGTCGAAGTTACTTGTAAATTTAGTTTAGAAAGCAATGATATTGTTCCATATACCAATTCAGATTACCCATGCGCCCCTAAAAACGGGGACCTTACAATCAAACTGAGAGACAAAGACAGCAATGCGATTGCTTATCAATATCACTTTACTAATTTAATATTACATTCCCAATCTTTCTCGACTTCTGTTGGTGGAAATCAAACTCTGGATTTATCATATAAAACTTACATAAATAGACCATAAATCCGTGTAATATCCTCTAAGGTAAAAGGGAATGGTTTATTTCGATAATTGTGATGTTGCGGTAAACGGTAGCGGCGTAATGGCTACTTCCGCCAATATCCAATCTCAAAACTATCTTGACCCCGCTTATATCCTAGAAATGAGGGGGGAAATGAGCAAACCCGCCGCCGATTCCATAAGAAATGTCTTGAATATAGACTATTATGTTGAAGTAGATAACGAGCCAAATATAGAGATTATAAATTCGATAAAAGCTTTCAGGCAGGATGACCATGTCGCAAAACCATTTCCGGTCGAAGTTGCGGGTATAACAGGGAATTTTTATCTTCAAAGTTACAGTTTTGCAGTAGAGCCGAATAAAGTGACTCACGCAAGAGCTAGCTTCGTTTGTTATGATCAACTCACTGGGAATGGGGATTTATCAACGAAGAAAAAAGGAGATGAAGAAATTGATTATAATAAGTCAAATTCATTAGCACATGGGTGGACCACTTACGTAGCGTCAAGTGGGACGCATATTGAAGTCCCGACTTATAAAATGGATTACGGTTTCAATGCTGAGTACAAGCCAATTTATACGATAGGAAGAAAATTCCCTAAACAAGTACAAATGATAAAGGCTAATGAAGAAATTAAATTCGTGAGGGATAAGTATAAGCATATCGTCTTCTCTGGAGAAAAAGCTGAGGAGGCGTTGCCTAATTTCGAAAACGACAGTGAAGCTGATTTATTTGAAATAGAAGCATTATGCGGTTCAGAAGAATCGCAGACTAATCAACTTAAGATTTTGGTAAGTGGAGCCGTGGTAACAAGCACCGCAGTTATAGCGGGGGTCGGTAAACAGGTGAGAACCGCAGTATCAGTGAACAGAAATTATTAGAGTATGTATTTTACTTATAAAAATTGTAAGATACAGATAAACGAAGAATCATTTTTCGTATCAGATGCTAATGTCTCCTTTCAGAGCAGTAATGATCCAAAATATATCGCTCATCAGCGTCATTCAAATAGCTATTCCCCAACTGACGGAATAGGTGGTCAATTATCTGTTTCTTATTACCTTACAGGGAAAGACCCTTTAAAAGAATTTGTAAGTTCCGAAACGGGGGTTATATCTGGCGACTTTGGAGGACTCACTTTTCGTAGCGGCTATCTTACGTCTTATAATTTTCAGGCTGTCCCCATCAGCCCCGTAAAAATAGACGCAGAGATCGTTTTTTTTGATGAGTTGCAGGGGTCTTTTGAACCCACGTACCAAGAAGCGGGCAATGTAGATTTTTTAAATTTTACTGATGCAACCATATCTAGTTTATCAGGCATTGGAGACATAGATAGTATTGCTTCCATTCAATATGGGTTCTCTTCTGAGATAAGGCCAGTGATAGAAGCGGGCAATTCAGTGCCCAGTAGAATTTACTTTGGACAAAAAGAGGTTCAAGTAGGAGTCACTATAGATACCCTTAGTGGAAATTTATCTTTCTATGGAAACGATGCGGCTATATCTCTGAATTTAAAAGACAACACCAATAGAATTGTTGATTCCTATAGTGTAATCGGAATTCTTAATCAGAAACAAATTGGCGTCGATTCGAATTCTCCTTTAAGCACTCAACTTTCAATCAGGGAAAATCGACTTGGAGAGAACCCTACGCTAACAAGCTTCAGCCCTTCTACGTTTAAAGAAGGGGAAACGGTTACGGTGTATGGAACCGAGTTTAATACGGCCTCGCAAGTTAGCTTTGGCAATGTTTCAACAAGAGATTTAAACATTGAAAGCGACAACAAATTAACTGTTAAAGTTCCTTACGGTCCACCCCCAACTGATTATGTTTACGTGACTAATGCTAGGGGTATGGCGCAGTCATTAGAGACTTATTCTTTAAACTTCGACACGATGACGCTTACGTCATTTGGCCCAAAGAAAGGACGTTTAGCGTCGGATGACCACCCCGGCACTGAAGTAACAATAACAGGAACTAATTTAAGTAGAATATCTTACATTCATTTCGGCGCTGGCCAAGGAGTCGACCGATTTAGACTAATTGGTCAACCCTATGGGACCAAGATCATAACAGAAGTTCCGAGGAATGCTTTCCGAGACAGGATTACTGTCAGGTCTAATGATAAAAATCAGACAGTATACACCTCTGATTTTTTTACTCCTTATCCGAGGGTAGATAAATTTTTTCCTTCTGGCGATAGCCGAGCAGGGGACCTTATCGATGTTTACGGGGCTTCGTTCTACGGGGCTACAGGAGTTATAGTCGGAAACAGCCCTGTAGCCTTTAACGTGCTTTCTCCAAGCGGTTTACAATTTACCGTTGGCGATGGTGTGTGCAAAGGCTTTATAACGGTTCAAGGCAGAGATCAAACTTCAGGAACTAGCTTAGGCTCTTTTGGTCAAGAAGTAGCTATCACAGGAGTATCCCCCGAAAGAGGACCTACTGGAGCTTACATTCGTGTTTCGGGGAAAAACTTTCACTCTAGCTTGTTATACAGTCATTCTGCTACTGAATTTGGAGTAAGGATAAACAATGGGACAGGAAAATTTGTTAGAGTAGATGAAAATCTACTAACAGGAAATGTCCCAGATAATATTTCTATTTTTGGTTCCGGCTCGATCCATCTTTTGAAACCTGATGGGGCGTCTGAGTATAATTCGGGGGCTAATTTTTATGTAACTCCTCCAGTGGGAAACATTGTTTCCGTTGCTCCTCACACTGGTTTTTCTGGAGATTTTGTATCGATAGTCGGTAGAGGATGGAGTGAGAGTACGCTTACGGGGCTGAGGCTTGTTCCTGTTGAGCACGGCGAAACAAAAATAGACGGAAGCCACGTTGGCGTCGGGTACAATATTAGCAATTATACTTTAAATTATAATCAGACTACACAGGACTCCGTTATAAGTTTTAATGCCTCTGTTCGCCCCGGAGCTTATAGATATGAAATTGACTCAATAGAAAAAACAGTTTCTGGGTTATATACTACGGCTACTGCCTCGAATAGAGGGCTTCGTATCATTGGGGATATTGGGGATATCCCTGACTCTACGGATCTGGACCTTACCTTATCTCCACCGAGTGGCGTACATAAACAAACCATAACAATTACTGGTACAAATATATATAAGGAGCATTCTAGAGTTTATTTCAATGATCAATTAGTTCCAAGAACATTCATGTTAGACGCTTGGGAGTCTGAAGCGACGAACAAATTAAAATTCATGGTTCCCGATGAGTTCATGATTGATCCGAACTTGTACCAACATAATGCAAGCGGGATAGTTCAATACGCTGTTAAAGTTAGAAATGAAGGTTACGCTAGTTTTAATACTGGTTATTATACAGCATATGATTCATTTGAATTAATAGGAAAGCCTTCGATTACTGGGTTTTCACCCACCTCTGGTAAGTTCGGTGCTACCATAAATGTTACTGGGCAAAATTTTATAAATGTAACAGGCGTGTCTGTAGGTGGGGCGGCGGTTTCTTCGGGAGTCTTTACTTCTGGGGATGGATATAATTACTTGTCATTTGCGATAAACAAAAGTTTAAACACAGATTTCATAAAGATAGAGGCGACGGGCGGTACTGTTTATTCAAACCAAATTCTAAGAACTATTGGCGTTGATCCTTATATTAGCGGTTTCCGCCCAGTTTCCGGAAAGATAAATTCTTACGTTACGATTAGCGGTTCGAGACTCAATCTTGCGAAAGAGATTCATTTATCAGGAGCCAACGGTACAAGAACAGATCTGGTAAGTGACAGACAGGGAGGGGTCGAAAGAGCTTGGGCAAGCAACGGGTCCTCCGGAATTACTTTTAGAATTCCATCCGACGCAAAGGATGGAGAAATCGAAATAGCTTTCGATGGAGGAGTAGTAAGATCATCGAGTGAGCTGGATGTAATAAATGATTCTGAGGTTTTTGGCCTTACCCCCAAATATCAAGTTTGGGGAGAACATATATACGCTTCGGGCGTAGAGCTTCAAGGGTCTAAATGGGGTTTCCCATCCGAGTTTACTGGTTACTCGCAAGAAGCGGAAAATATTGAGTACCAAAGAGGTACTGGCTTACTCGTTAAAGTCCCAAGGGAAATCTTTGGGAGTAATATTGAAATAACGGATAATCAGGGGCTAGTTTCCTACTTGGATTTCGAGGTTGCTCCTCAAATATCCGGTTTCTACGTGAGCGGAAAAAACGAAGGAACAGATCTTGATTACATAGAGATTGATAATTCAGAACATTATATTTGCTTAACTGGGATCAACTCGTATGGCCCAAAATCATTCGGGATAACAGGTGATGGAAAAATAGCGATTTGGGATATACCAACAGACGAATATAACGGAGTGCCTGTTACAAAAGTAGATCACTCTACTATCAGATCGGCCCAAGTATTACAAAATGGAAATCCCGCCACTGGTTATACAAAAATCCAAACAATAATTTCGGGAAATGATTTAGTAAATCAGCAACTTAAAACCGAAGGTTTTGCTACTCTTTCTGAGTTAGTAGAAGCCGTGCCAAAATCGGGATACCCATTCCTGATAAACGTTGATGCCGCCACAAAACTACACGATGCAGTTGCTATTACCGGAGTCGAGATTAGCCCATATGAAGGACTATATGAATCAAATAGAAAAACTCCTTGGGAATGGGTAAGGAATAATATATTTGAGGAGCATTACCCAGTATTTACCCAAACAGTATTTTCAGATAAGATTTTAAATATTCGTTTCCCTGCTCCTGAGATACTTAGTTTTTCCCCACAGATTGGCGATGACAATACCACCGTTGTAGTAAAAGGAGACCATCTTTCTTACGCCACTGGTTGGAGATTAAGCGGAAGTATGGTATCCGACATCCGTGATAATCATACTATTGGTCCTGAAGGGTTTGAGTTCAATATCCCTTCGGGGTTCCAAGGCTCTGGTTATATTGAGCTTTTTGGCATCGAAGGCAACGCTGTTTCGAAAGACCCAGTCAAAGTAATCAGAGGTATTTATCCGAGTGGAATGACCCCGTTGTTGGGAGTACCTAATTCTTATTTTTCTATAAGCGGCTCGAATTTGGAGTATACTGAGTCGTTATTTTTTGGTGCTCATCAAGTAAACTTTGGTGTAAGTGGCGATCATCCCTATGTACACTTAACAGGATTCATTCCGGAAATAGTACCGTTACCTCAACGCTTACTCGTCAAGGTAGCTAATGGATTAGGATCAAGCGATATTCATCGTTTTATAATCGAAGCGACCGGAACCGACATAACCAAACGATTGGATGTATATGGAACTTCTGCGGTTCATGGGTTTGGATTAAAGGTTGATGGGGATATTATTTCTTACAGTGGGGATATTTCAGCGGTTACTGGAGATATTTATTCGAAAGGGGAAAAGTTAATTAGCCATATCGATGTTGAAAAAAACACCGTTTTAAAATCGGGTCTTGTTTTAGATGTCAACGTTGCAAATATAGATAGCTATCCTAAGTCTGGTAACAAGCTTTACGATCTATCCACATATGGGAATGATATAACTCTTTATGGTACTTACGATTCTCATTGGCACGAAGTAATCTTTAGTGAACCGGGGAGCTATGGGTTAACAGATGATTCAGAGACCTTACGACCAAAGGAATTTACTCTCGACGCAAGGTTTGAACCGATTATCGATGGGGAAAACAATAGAAATTTAATTGCTGGTAAATCGTATTCCGAGACAGCAGCGAGCTATGGGCTTTGGTATACTATTAATAATAGAGTTATTAGTGAAATAACTTTTACTGATGGTTCAATATCCCAAGTTTCTGTTGGTGATATATCCCCGAATACTTATCACCATATAACTTCCAAATGGGATGGGACCAATCACTCTATCTACAGTGGGGGCAGAATTATATCAGGCAACGATGGGTCAGCCGGAAAGACTATCTCTTATACAAATGATAGTTTTGCGATAGGTGGTCTTAGTGGCGAGAACTATGCGTTTACAGGCAACATCGAAGCTGTCCGACTTTATCGTGGTGCTATTTCTGATGAGGAGATTTACAAGAATTACGAAGTATCAAGGGAAACTTTTGTACATAAGGATGTTAATGTTTCTGGTCAGGTTAAGATCACAGGGTCATTGATCATTAACGACACGGATGTTGAATCTAAGTTAGAAAATAAAATTGATATATCTATTGGTAGACAGGGTGATCCGGGCCCAACGGGTCCTGCGGGCCCAGCGGGCCCAGCGGGGCTCACTCAAGAAGGCTTTAGGGCGTATCGCTCCACTAACCAATCGATTTCAGCGGAAACTGCTACTAAGTTCCAAGCTAATACTGAAGATTACGATGACGGTGGAGTATACAATACCTCTAGTTATAAATTCACACCTGATACTACTGGTTATTATTATTTATATCTTCAAGCTGCTACCGTAGCGGACCCGACTACCGACATCAAAACTACTGGCAACGTATGGTCCGTGTATCTTTACAAGAATGGTTCGTCTATTGCGTCTAGCAGAACTAGTCATCCAAGTATATCAAACCATGAGGCGACGTATGCAGATGTTTCAACAGTCAGCTATGCAGATCCGGGGAACGAGGATTATTATGAGGCCTATATTTGGCATAATGGACAGTCAGCTACTCTTTCAACAAATAGTGCCGAAACTTATTGGGGCGGTGCTTTTATTGGTGCTGCCCAAGGCCCCACAGGACCAGAGGGCGCAGCGGGAGTTGATTCTACTGTCACTGGTCCTACTGGACCTACGGGGCCATCAGGCGAAGCTTTTGTAGGAAGTTCGGGTCCTCAAGGAATACAAGGATTTGCTGGAGGGGTTACAGGAGTAGGGTTTTCGGCAAATAACGAGGGGACTGCCCAAAGCGTTACCGAGAACGTAAGGACTCAAGTTTCTTTTGTGGGGGAAGATTTCGATAATGAATCTGAGTTCGATTTATCTACTAACAGGTACGTA